CCCAGTTCCAGCCAAGTTCACAGTAATAACTTCCATAATGGAGGCGTCGTTGCTTTGATTCAACGCAATTGACGTTGCAGCACCGTCCACCCACACACCAAGTTTAGCCAAATTAGAACCCAAGCCGAATGCTGGAATACTAGTTGCTGAGCCGGTAAAACCAGCAGCAAGCAAAAACGTGCCAATTACAGGCAACGTAAACGTAGTATTGGTAGTGACAACAGGAATGGTTGATCCATTCCTGACGGAACCGCCACCAGTGCCTAAATAAGCAGTTGTTGTGGCAGCAGTCCCATTTGGTGCTTCCTGAAGATGCGCATAAAGCGCATTCTGACCAATTGGCGTTTCTTGTTTACGCCGAATTAAAGTCCATTCATGTTCCACCCAAAGTTCTCCCATAGGGGAGGCAGCTTGGCAACCATTAATTGCCACTTGAAACTGCCCCAGGTCATAAAACTTAGAGGTGCTACTTGCAGGAGCGGCTTGATTAGCCGAACTATACACAAAGTACTGGTTAAGAGCCATTTGATTGCCCATAGACTTATTACGTCCCCTACTCTTATGTGTTTCTGCCACATCATGGCAAAAGTGGCCAGTAAACGGAGGACCGCTCACAGAGCCTTCATAGTTTTCCAGCTGACTGATATTTGTAAAAGTCGAGTCATCTGGATCCATGTTCGTAGCCATAGCAACGATTCCAGCAGACGTATTAGACCCTGAGGCCATATACTCTTCACCACGATACCAAAAACGCAAGAAGTGACAGATGAATTCTTCATACGTAGCAGCAATCTGAGAGAAGACAGGAAATAAGACCACATTTCCTGGATTGAGGAAGAAATTCTGAATCAACGCAAAAGCAGTCGATGCAGCCACTAAATCCGTCACTTTCTCAAAGCGACGGTTAAAGTGATCCCAGACCTGGTTGGAATTTTTCCACACCATTCCGACGTTGACACCATCAGTTACCGCAGACATCACCCCAGGTATTGACTTGATGGGGGAACCGCCATTTTTCTTTTGGCGACTTGTTTTTGGAAGTTTGGTACCACCCTTTTTCTTTTGCTTGGCCGCCTTTTTGGCGGCTTTCTTTTGGGCTTTGCCTTTTGGACCAGCCATTAGCAAGAGAGAGGTGAATACTGAATGAGAGAGAAAGAAGAAGAAGAAGGAAGAGAGTTTGAAGTTGCAGATTCGAACTGAGACTTAAGAAAATTTAAAAGGGAGACGTACGCGCTTACCAGCGGAGAACCCTTATCTTCTTGTCCGGCATACAATGCCCAACACCATGGATCTGATTTGTAAATCGCATCAATTGTAGACATCGATAAACCATTAATCTCACCATATAACTGCTCTTTGTACTCTGGATGATTCCAGATCCACTCAATATATGATTGAATGAAGGTGCGACATTCAAGGTTTCCCCAAGAATCAATTCGCAACGCATACGCTCTCATCAAGTGCCAACGAACATCATCGTCACTCGAACCCCAACGAAGGGAACACAATACACGATCAGTATCTGGAACAGGTAACCAGACACCTTTCTCTTCACGGAAACCTTGCGAGAGGAATTGAACATCCTTAAGAGCACGAGGCTCCTCACAAGGGGTTTTGGTAGTGACACCTATGCCACTCCATATCGGGGAAATCGACTTTGGGTTAAACCAACCAACGCACAACTGTGAGACAGTGAACGTGTTGTCGTCGCCATTTAAGGCAGCTTCCACATTGTCAATAAAATCCTGATAGCTCCCGAACAGCACACCATCATAGTTTCGCTTGGTAATATCTTCGTTCATCGCAGCAGCCACAGAAGTAGCATTTGCAGTTCCGAATTTTTCCCTCGCTAACTCAATCCACGCATAAGCAAACAGCCGAAACAAAATCATGGTATTATCCACAATCGTGTTGGCTGAGCCAGACGGGTTTCCAGTGTGTTTCTGAATGAGCTCACCATTCTCCAATACGATCACAGAATGAACTATGTCGTCATAAAGGCGTTGAAACCTTAGGAGATTTTCCGGTGTTTTGTGCTCCACCGCAAGCATCGCCCACCGTATATCCATTTGGCCATACATAGCTCGAGCGAACAGACTAGAGTCATATTCGCTTTCATCGAGCTCGAAGGCATACGGGTGCTTTGACAAGCGAGCAAAAAGTGCATTCCAACCTTGCAAGAATTTGGAACAACCAACAAAAGACCAAGTCTTATTGTTGGATAGATAGAACTTGTTGTTCATATCTAGACAGAAACGGTTTAAAGCAACAGAGTGCTCAACCGGGGAAGCCGTGAAAGTGCGAATCTTATTTTCTAACAACTTTTCAGCAGCACGAAGCTCTCGCTTCTGGCTACAAGTCCATATAGGCCTCATAACTCTTTCCTCTGACTTTCCTATCATATTCCAGAAATCCGCAAGCATGTGCGATGGGCCCTTGTCAAGAAATTCACCTTTGTTGTGAAAATCAAGTGACATAGGATACCCAACCGATGTTGATCGGTCCACCTCCTTAACGCAAGCTTCTTGCGAAAGTACTCGTGATCCACCCATGTGTCGAATGAAATGCTGAATAGTCCACTGCCCCGACAGCTCCCAGCTTTCCTCATTCAATTGAGGCTGAGGCTTGTCGTACTTACTAACGCTTTTGAAAGACGCGTTCAGATTGGGTATGACCATTCGATAAGCTGATCCCACATTGAGATTTTTCTCTTTGCAGAACTCATCAAGAGATGTATTAGGTGCAGACTCATCTTTTCCCTGCGTGACAAATCGATTGACACGAGTGACGTAATCCACATTTCCTTTAACAAAATAATGATGAAAATGATTTGACGGTGTCCAGGGTAAATCATCTGGACAAAGATCCTTCCACTCCACCCCCTCAACACGACGCCCCACTAAAACCCCG